TCTTCTGTAGTATTCTCTACAATTACTGTTTCTGTTTCTACTTCTGGCTCTACTTGTGGAGTTTCTATTGTTTCTACTGGCTCTTGTATATCTGGAACAGACATTACAGCTTGAATATCTTCTACTACTGTTTCCATAGTTACAAGTTCAGGTTCAAAAGAATTTGTTTCAACAATAGGAGCATATTCTACTGTTTGCTCAAACACAACTGTTTCTGTAGGCATTACTTCTATAATAGCAATTTCTGGTAGACCAACATCATAGTTATCCATTTCTTCATAAGAAGGCTCTGGTGTTGTATCTTCATAATCATAAGTATCATTAGATGTTACTGTTTCATTTAACATAACTTGTGTTTCTATATACTGTAAGTAAGTTGTAACAACTGTAGAGATAACATTGTACTGCACATCTAACTGAACATTATCAAAATAATAATTGTTTTTGCCACCTACCGATACAAACAGTTTATCTAAGCCACCAGAATAATCATAGTTACCTGCATAGTCTGTAGTGCCAGACGCTAAATCGGTTTTATCTGTCCATAACAACACATTATTATTATACCCTTTAAGCTCAAAATATAACTCTGTATTGTTTTGTGAGTGCCAAGCATCTAAGCTCCAGTTTAAAGCACCACCATTTTCTATATGAAATTGTGCTATATTTATATTTTGTTGAAAAGTGGTTAGTGTACTAGACGTTCCTTTAGCACATTTACCTGTTCCTCCTACTTGAGAAGGACAAGTAACCATACTAGCTGAACCAATCCCACCCCAATCTTGGTCCATATCCCCTTCGTATCTCGTTGCTACGACACCTGTATCTTTATGTAATATATCACCAGTTGTTTTATTTTCAATAGTAACAGTAGTTTCTGTAATTTCTTGCACATCACCTTGTTCTTCTATTACAGTTGTAGTTGTAGTTCCTTCATCTTGCATTTGACTCCATGAATTAAAGGAGAAGAAGCAAGAACAACAAACCACCAATACCAAGACCAGCAGCTTCTTCATCTGTTATTATCTCCTTATCTACAACATTATCTTTTTTCCATTGCTCATAGTCAGGTCTTTTCTCTGGGTTTTCAGCCCATGCTGTTGCAGCTTCAAGTCCTATTTTTCCCATAAATGGGCAAGGTGTACCTGCCATTTCCATTGCTTGAAACACTCTTGCATCCTGACATAACATAGCGACAGCACCAACTTTCATACCCATTCTAAACAATCTAGTAGATAATTTCATACGTTCACAGTTCAAATCTCTAATGGCTGTGCCACCTGCTAGTCCAAATATTTGTGTTTGAATTGCTCCAGTAGCAGCAAAACTACAGACATCTTGATTATTGATGACAACGCTTGGGGCAGACGCTGTAGACGGGGTTCTGTCTACTGTAGTAGTACCACTTACTGTCGAGCTAGTGCTTGAAACAGTATTACTTTGTGCTTTTGCTATACTACACCATGAAAGCATTGACAAGAAAAAAACTACAATTAGTATTGCCCATAACTTTGCTTCCATTAGTCAATCCATTTTCCTAATAACATCATTTGTGATAATCTTGCACTACGTCTTTTTGTTTGTCTAGCCCAATTACTATCAAGCATTTCCGTAGTGGCTTTTTGCCAATCTTCATTAACAATAGCTTGGAAAGTTTTTTTCCACATAGTTGGGTTAAAACGTGTAATACCCATATTAAATGCCATATCTATAATTATAGCTGTTCTTACTTCGTTTAAATGTTCTATAGGAAAGTTTTTGATTTCTTCTTTAACTCTTTCTATATCATTCATAAGCATAAATTCTGCTTCTTCTTGTGATATTCCTAATCCATCTTTAGCAACATTCCTACCTATACCTATTGTAGGGTGTCCTACTAAAACATCTCCAGCTTTTAATTCTTTGCCTGTATAATCATCATAAACTTTAAGTTTAACACCTTCATGATCAGATATTAAATTTATTAGTTTTTGTTTATCCAACACTTTTCATTCTCATTAATTGTTGCATAGCTTGTTCTTGCGTCATACCTTGTTGCATAAGTTGCATTATCATCATTTTTTCTTCTTCTGAAAATTGTTGTTGTGGCATACCTCTATTGCCTCTCAATGCTTGTGCTAACATTTGTTGTTCGTTAGGTTGGTTAGCAGGTCTTACTGCTGAAGGTTGATTTACTTGTATTGGTCCTAATGCCATTTGAGCCATGTTATTTTCCTTTATTGTTTATCCGTAATGGTCTGCTAAATGCTTTTCTAGTTTTTTTACTAATCTTTCTTTAGTGTAACGTCTATCAAGTTCTATACCAACTTCTCTTCCTTTTGCTTCTAATTGCGTCTTTGACATCTTTGTTAAATCTTCTTTTGGTTGGCTTATAAACAATCTTGTTAACCATTTTCCGAAACTTTCAGACATTGTACTCTCCTTTATACCCAGATTTCTTTAGGTCCAAAACCAAAATAACTTCTGGCATGCCCTTCTTCCACTAACTGATCGCATATATTCCTACCTTCTACAAGAGGAATACCTAGTATTCTACCAAATTTGCCTTTATCATCTTTCTCTGTTCTTACAATAAAAGTCTTTGGCAACAACTCTTTAAGCCTAGCCTTCGCAGCCAAACCCAACTTTTTTTCTTCCAAGTTTCTTGTTCGGCTTTCAGGCGTGTTAATGCCAAATAATCGCACTCGTTCTTTCTGCAAGAACACTTTAAAGCCGAGATCAATGTCAACATCTATAGTATCTCCATCTATCACTCTAACTAATTTTGCTTTATACTCATACATTAATCTTCCTCTTCTTCTTTTAAATATTTAACCATGTTATCAATAATTTCTTTTTGTTTATCAGTATAAAAATCTTTCCATTCATTATTTTCATCAGGTGCTATAGACCCTCTAATATGAGCATCTAATCTTGACCTATCATGCCAATCTTCATAAGACCTATCTTCTCCATAAGCATGTTTAGAAGTTCCTTCTGGTAATATAGCTTCCTTATAAACTCTTCTATCCAAATCTTTTTGTCCAGGTGTCATACTTGTTTTAAATTCTTCTCTCATAGAATTAAATTTTTCATCAGTTTGTGGCAGATCATGTAACATATCTCCTAATATTCTTCTTTGTAAATTAGGATTACTTTCTAAACTTCTTAATGCTATTGTTGGATTATCTTCATTTACAGCAGGTAATGATATAGGAACTCCTTTAGGGTCTGCACTATAACCAGCTCCTATAAATTCTATATCTCCTTGCCCACCCATTAATTCTGGGTCTACTACTAACCTAAAATCGTTGCTTCTTAATCTAGGAAATTTTTCATATATAGGATCAAGTGTACTAGAAGGCATAGAATAAGGTCCTTCAGGTTTTCTGCCTGTAAGTATTCTTGACATAACTAATCTTCTTTCTTCTTCCGTCATGAACACAATCTTTCGTATATTTCATTATGGATTAATAAATCGTCAACGAGTTCGTCAGATATAACGTCTATATCTGCATCAGTAGGATTAATAGGACTGGATATTATACAATACCCTTTATTTCCGCTTCCTATACTTCCGCAACTTGCTACGCTTAGCAGAAGCAGAAATAGCATTATTTTTTTTCTTAACTTCATCAGCTACCCTAATATCGTCTAGTTGGTCTTTCATTACATCAGCTTGGACAGCTTTCCGCATTAGCATAAAGCCAAAAACTTTAGAAGCAAGTTTAGCCAGAGGTCCTAACGCAGAAAGCCAACCCATTATTTGTCGTCTTTATTTGTATTCTTACCAATATTACCAGCTACTAAGTTCAGTATGCGTAATATAAAAGAAATAGCTTTGTCGTCTGTTTTCGTTGGCGTTAAGGCTGTGATTGCCGTTGCAGCAGTAACTAAAGCTGTAACAGCAGTAACCCAAGCAGGTGCGCCAGTTACTAAATTTAAAATCATATCCATAGTAATCTCCTATTCTGCACTAAATGTGCCCATTTGCGACCATAAACTTCCTGGTTCATCTGTTCCATTTTGACTTCCTAATTGTGCCATTGCTTCATTCACATTAGTATATGGTCCTGACCCCCAGTTATTCTGATCCCATTCTGCATTATCCCATGCACTACCTTGTGCATTAGTATATGCCAACATCTTTTCTGAAAAAGTTCCAGTTGTAAAGCCTGAATCTGCAAAAACTTTATCCCAGTCCTCATTATAAGTACCCGTTGTTCCTGCTTCTGTTCGGCAACTTGCTTGTCGTAATGATTGTTGGCTCATGGTGTAAATGTCCCCATACTAGAAAAATTGTAATCGTCTTGGTCTGTAGCAAAGGCTTGTATTGCTAAATTAACATCAGTATAAGATGTTGTTAATTCACCATTAATATACGTTAATAGTCTTTCATTAAATGTTCCAGCAGCAATAGAACGAGTATTAAACAACGCTATCCAATCTTCATTATGCAAAGCTGTAGTTGAAGTTACTGCTCTTATTGCTATTTGTCTTGCTTCGCTATTAGTTGTCATAATAAGCTCCTAAATTTGCTTTATTATTATTGTAGCTAACATTA